GGAGTGATTTCTTAGTAGAAATTTTCAATTTAAAAATTACTTGGCAGTAATGTTTACTTACCAGATATTTCTGTTCAGACATTCTTATCTCCCGCGGAAATCGATTTATTTGTAAGATATTGCCTTTATTGTCTGCGAACTGTACTGTGTAAATTTCATCTAAGTACTTCATACCGGCGCAAATTTCCGAGACATTTGTTTAATTTTTAAAGAACCATCATGATGCGGCATACATTTTAATTTCTACATTATTTAAAAAACATAACCGAAATTCTGATTTTTCCTACTAACTTGATAATTATTATGGAGCAATAACCATTTAAGTTACGTATCTTCTAAATGTCAAGATAGCCTCTGATCTCGCATTTAAATCGGAGTGGTTTATAAATAAGTTATTACACAATGACAAGAAATTTCGATGCATCATTTTTCTTGGGCATAGGTCACGTAATCATAAAGCGACTTGTTTTTCTTCAGTAAGTACTATCCAGTCAATTAGTTCACACGTTTATCGTTTCTTCCCATTCAACGTGATGACTCAACCAGTCTTATATAAATATTCTGTAATACAATTCCCCGGGTCGTTTGATTCATCAGTGCATAACTCATACGTTTGTATTCCTAATTCATGGATCATAAATCGTGACGAAAAGAAAGTAATAGTCGCGGTTCCATCTAATGAAGAAGTACCAGTGTCAATGAGCTGCATCCTCAATAATGGACCACCATCATCGCACTGGAAAACGTATGCGGGCACACTGAAATATGAAACTGGTAAGTCTAAAATTTTATTTACATTCTTTAAATGTTCCTATCAATTATATAAAATCCTGATAGTTATTGATAGCCTGCAGCTAACTGATCCCAGCAATTTTATCCCTCAAGAAATGATGTCACCAACGATTCAATAGATTTTAAAGGCAAAAAAACTAAATCAAATCACTACTGGCGAGGTTTGACCATCTATCGAGTAGATGAGATGTCGGATTGTTTGTCGCAGATCAGTTAACATGGTACCTCATTGCTACTTGTTTTTTATTTGCAGATAACTTTGAAATGGCACTTCAGTTTATAGTATGGAAATGTAAGTCTACATGTCAATTGAGCCAATCTACGGGTGGATTCCGTGCAGATTTGACTACACTAAACAGAATTCCGGAAGCAAGATTACCGATGACGAACGAAGCTAGTACATCATTTTCATCCACTGATGCAATCACAAAATTAAATTTCGTCACGATGTTACAGATAGTAAAACCGATGATCGTCAGCTTGTTGGGATACGTCGATACGATAATTGAATACAATCAAAACAAATCTTTGTTTAACCCCGAAAATTATCGTGGTGAAAATAATAATAGCGATAACTTAGTCAATTTCACTCAAATGTCCAATACGTGCGTAACTTTGTTCCAGGAAATCATGCAAAATTATATTAACTCACATAATTTAAAACTGATGTCAAAAAACTCAACACCAAATGAAATATTATCGCTGGAAACTAATATTTACAAAGAAATTATGTCTTTTCTTGATCTAACAATAATGATGATGAAAGGTGACATACTAAAATAATTATTTACTGTAACCTTTTATTCAATCCAATCTTTGTCCGAAGTTAAGAAATAAATATATTCTCGCAAATTATTATTCGTTTTATATTTTCAATAAGATTTTTCCTTATCTTGAAAAGAAGACAATAAGAAATAAGAGTCAACCACCTTGTTATTTTAGTTTCATCAACATACCTATCAAATTTTATATATTTTTGCTTATCACATAAGCATTTGCATCAAATGAAAAGATGTAAAAGCGTGATTATTGGAATTGCAGTATTATCCAACCAATGTTTGGTAAATGATAAGATTATACAGAAAAACACACCGACGCTCAACTGACCTTGTTATTTCGGCGGCTATAATTATACGTGATGCACTGTAGTTCTATTAAAYTCAGTACTCYTTCGAAGTCCTACAACGCGGCACAYTTTCGAAGTGTAAACAATTCAAATAATTTGTTTGTGAAAATAAATACTATGTGTGAAAAYTCAGTGAATCAGGTAAAGTTCTAGTTTACAGTGTCACTAGTAAAAATCACAAGATATCACACGAAAAAATATCATTGCCAAAATATTTATATTGCCTTTTTACTTAACTGAGAATTACATTCTGTTATTAACAACATTGAGTAATTGGCATGGATTACGTGACAGTATTGAGTATTTCTCACACAAGGTTGCTTAGTGAAAATGTCAAAATATCACGTAAAAGAATATCACAATGTTATTTGTCATCTGTCAGAATATCACATGTGAGAATTTCACAGATTGTTAACGCATGCGTGAAAAAAATCGTTTATACCTACAGCGAAAGTAGTAAATGTCGTTGTATATTTTTTAATGGCATGATATGACGGCAATATATTGTCGCGTGATAATATGCTCATGATATTTAGACATTATAACAGACAGACAGTATAATTTACATGTTAATTTAAATTCATTTTGGTCACGTCCAGTTAATTAATGTGCGTACTAAAACTTTATATTGTTTTATTTGTAGAATCCAGTTTTAGTGAAATTGAAAATATACTATGTGGTAAAAATAATTGGAATGCCGGGCAATAAATATTGGTTGAGATGTGTTCCAAGTCATTGGGTTGAGCATCGTCACGGCCAATACGTACTAACTGCATATCCACCACAAAGTGAAGTTCAACGAACGATAAATCGTGTTCGTGATTATGAGAAGCCATTGATACACTGGAAATCATATCCAGCAATAATACTTCATGAATCAGGTAAACTTCTTCTCCAGCTGATTAATATTTTTTTCCATACTTTCTGAACCATTGATTGTGTATCGTATTTTATAATTGCAGATTCGTACCGGACAGCAATGATATATTTGATAGAGCGTATTAAGAAATCTCTAATGAGTCGATCACTGAAGAACTTGGTACCAAACCCAACTCAAAATAAACAGAGAAAGAAGCAAAATTTATCAGCCAAAACTACCAAGGGAGTAGATAAGATCCAAGTTTTGAAGATTATTCGGCCATTAATCGCCANGTGTCCTAGAAGTTATAGATAGACTTGAACATAATGAAAACGTAATGGAAACATTGCGACGCAATAACATCACTCATAATCAACTAAAAGAGATTGACAACTTGTCATCTCTAACAGCTGTTTATTTGAATTTCTTTCGTAAAACAATGCACAGCCACCTGAATTTTCACAAGACTAATAAAATCTTAATGTCACAAATGCCAGTATTCGGTTTGTATTATGCAGATAAAGTGAACAGTGAAATTTATTTAGAGGTTCAAGCGGCTTATTGTACAAATCCTAATGATTATGAGTGGTACATTGGATTAACAAGTTAAAGTCATCCATGTTCTTCTAGCTCTTTGCAATAATCGGTTAATCATGGAATCGCGTAATTCATTATACGAACTACTTAAAATTCTTTCACTGTCCCATTAATGAACCATTAATGGAAATGATAAATTACGCTGTATAAAATTATCGCTTACCAGCCGTTCTCGCGATAATCGTATCCGTATTATTCACAAAAACAAATAATAAAACGTGACCGCAAAAGGCCTTG